CCTCTGGCGCTGCTGGCTTCTTGGCAGAGGCAGCGGCTTTAGCCGCCTTCACATCTGCTGCTACATCATCGATTGCCATATTTACCCCTGGAATCCAAAGTCACGGAGAACTGTATTCACGATTGTTGATACTTCATCACGGGCATTGTTGGTGTATTGCCAACGTGGGTCTTTGCGAAGACTTCTTTGATAATCATAGATAGTCTTTTCTCCCTCTGCTCCAATAGCAGAACGAAGTGTTGGGTCATCTAAAGTGATGGTGTCTTCGTTAATTTCTAAAGTGTTTGCCATTGTCTTCTTGTATGGAGAGTAGATTGTCTCTAAGTCCACACCCTTGTCCATAAGGGCGCCAATGTTTTCTGGCAATCCACGCTTGGCTACCTCTCGGATAGTCTGTTTAAAGGTATCAATTTTCTCGCCACTGTCTAACTTCTGCGCCCAGTCAGTGAGCACTAATCCAAACTGCTTATCTAGGTCTATGCCATTTGCTGCTGCTGTGGCACGCAAGTCAGCAAGGCTTGCGCCAGTCTGTCCCGTAGATTTTGCCCCAGGAGTGACCTCAATCTTTTCGTTGACCTTCTGCTGAATGTAGCCTTGGTTGGTCTCATTAGCGGTGTCATAGATTTCACGGGCAAGCATAGCCTTAGTGGCATCATCGATGTTGCCAACCTTAGTTGCGTAATCGCTAACAATCTTAAACGTTTCACTAAATCCTCGACCGTATGGATTTGTCTTGTTAATTGCCGAGACCTGTTCCATTGTTTTACCGCTGATAAGTTTTTCGTACTCTTGCTTCTCAAGGTCACGCTTTAGTAGGTCAGGCGCTTTGCCAAGATTTTTCTTGTACTCTTTGCTCTTGGCAATCTGGTCAATGAGGAATTGATTTTTGCTAAGTCCAGGAGTAGTGAAGGTCTGAGTCTTGCCACCGACTTTTCTTGTTACGGTTGTTGTTGGTTGAGTCTTTTCAGCAGAGTTAAGTTTATTGGTAAGGCTTGTAATCTCTTTTTCAGTGGGGTCACGATAAAGCATCTTCTGGTAGTACTCACGGATAGATGATGCTGCCTCATCCGGAAGAGTTACTCGGAAAGACTCGCTTACTCTAGGTCCACCACCGGCACCACTAACTGGGAATGTAGAAAGATATTCTTCTACAGTGGCTACTCGCTCATTGTCTGCAACGTTTTTGTTCTTGATGATTAGGTCAAAATATGACTTGATATATTGGTCACGAAGCCGCGCTGTTGGTGAAGAGGTTACAGATACGGAGTATCCAGCGTTCTTGAGGGAATTAGATAGCGCTTTGAGTTCTGCTGGGGTCTTTTGGTAAAACTTAGCAAGGATACTAGAGGTGTCAACAGTGTTCATTGGGGAAGAGGCTGTGGAATTTTGGGTAGGGTCGCCCGTCATCCAGGCATTAGCCTGTTCGTTACTTACCTCTGGTGCTGTCTCTGACACTTATACTCCTAGTCAAGCAATCTTGAGAACAGAACATCAAACGCCGACTTAGCATTTGAGTTGCCTTCTGCTATCTTCTTCATCTTTGCTACAGTTTCTAACTTCAACTCATCACTGAGAGCATTACCAATACTTCCCAAAAGGTCCAACTGGGAAGATTCAGTTTTATAGTTGTTGTATAGGTCAACCATTTTGCCTAATGCAGCCCTGGTCTTGGGCTGTACAGTGACACTCTTGTCATTAAGCATAAGGACTAAATCATCTAGTGCCTTAGTGCGTTGAATTGCGCGTTGTCCACCTTCAGCAAGTTCATCCTGGATAAGCGGATGAGTCTTCTTCCAGTAATCAGACCAACTAGCCCACTTGTCTCGTAACTCTTTTTTGCTGTATGGGTCTACTGCATTATCCAACTGAGCGTAGAAATTCTCCCGGTTGTCGTAGTAGAGACGAAGAGCGTTTGCTGACTGGACCTCTCGAAGAAAATCATCTACCCTCTTGTTGGTACGCAGTCCCATACCAGTCATTAAGCGGTATGAATCCCAAGAGAATTCTCCAGAGTTCGGGATAAGGAAAGCCGCACCTTGTGGGTACTTCTTAAATAAGTCTTTGTTCTGCTCTACAAAAGCGCCAGAATCTTCTGCATATCGAATGACTGCTACTGTAGAGCGGTCAGATTCTGTAATGGTGTATGGCAACTTGTCTGGGAATAGTTCAATCCATCGTGCAGTGGTCTTGTCGATGTCGCCATCGTTTGCTGCAAGCATCTCATTAAAGACCTGCTTGAAGTTCTGGCTACCATTATCTCGCACCCACTCAGCCATATCAGTCTTGAGTGCTACCTGTGGTGAAGCAGGGAATACGAGGCCAGCAAAAGCACGTAGTGCCAATACTGTAATAGTGCTTGCCTTAACCTTTTGTTGATAGTCAACAAGTTCTGCTTGTGTTGGAGGGATAATCGCTCCGTTAGCATCACGCTTTTCTTTAAGCCCATACCCTGCAGCCTCTAAATATGTAACGCTCTTTCTAAAAGCGGAAGCATACTGAGACTTTCTCTCGTCTCTGTCAAGTGCTGCATAGACTTTATTGACGTGTGCGGGCAATATGGAGGAAAGCATAGGTTGGTCAACAGCGTATTTTCCTAACAAAGAACCAACTGCTGTGTCAACCCAAGCGGGATTATCAAAGGACACGTTAAGGATATTCTCTATAACCTTAATTCCTGCAGCCGATACTGGTCCAGCAAATGTTGGGAAGATGCTATCTGGATTAAGAGATGGTGTAACCATATTTAACTTGGCACCAAACTCCACTGGCATTGGAGCCTTAAACGCTGGCTCAATACCAAATCCAATCATTACACCCTGCATAGCCTTGTACATTGCAGCAGTTCCCGGGTAAATAAAGTAAGATTCCCCTTGGTCGTCTTGTTGTATCCAGCCAGAATGGGATATTCCATCATAGGTAAGTGCTGCACGTGCTATTGATTCTGGGTTGTAGCGAACTGTTCGTGAGATACGTCGAGCAAAATCCTCTGTTGCTCGATAGAAACGAGCAAAGTTACGTATGTTAAAAGCAAGTTGCGTCTGGACAAGAGGGTTATCAACAAAGGAAAGAACTCTAGCCTTAGCGCGGTCTTCGGTGATTTCCGCTAATTTTCTTTTGGCGCCTTCTTCTGCTTTCTTAAGGGCCTTTGCATCTCCAGGCTTAACACCTTTTATGTGTGCCTTGATGTAGGCATCCTCAAATCCGCTCTCGCGCATTTGCTTGCGGATAGTAACCATCTCTTGATAGACCATTGGCTCTCTGGAGAAACGGGCATTAGCCTCACCCATCCAGTCCCAACCTCTTGTCATAAGAGATGCGGTGTAGTTGTCAGAATCTGAAACAGGAACTAACACTGGTCCAGTTACAGACTCAGGAGCATCGTCTGCCATCTTTGGCAAATCGTCTAGTCCTATAGACCCTTCAATCTTATATTCCCCAGTAACAGGGTCTTTTACTCGCACCTTGTTGAGAAGGTCATCATTGATGGTATTGCCATCACGCTTGACAAATAACGACTTAGCGCCTTCGTAAATGCGTTCAGCGTGTGTATCTACTGTCTCTCCATAGCCAGGAGTATATAAACGGAATCTATCCTTTTGACTAGGATTGTCGATAAGCCACTGTTTAATTTTTTCTACTGCTACTTTTCTTTCTTTTAAGTTGGCTACAGCAAGACGACCCACTTCATCGTTTGCCCAGAAGTTGATTTGCATTAACCAGGCATAACTGGATGCCTCATCTTGTAAAGGTCCAACATCTGTATACCCACGTCCACGGACACGACGCATATTTTTAGGTACATCAATTTTAAGTGCGCTCATTCTGCCATAGCGCTTTTGGTCGCGCAAAGAACGTGTTGCAAAGTCTGTTCCGGTAAAGGCGTTCTTTCCGCCCTGGACTACATCAGCAAGAGCGTTATCCAAATCACCATAACGTATCTGCTCGGCAAGAAGTTCTGCATCTTCTTTGGTAAGCCTTGCGCCAATACGACCCAGTTTGGAAGAGGTAACAGCCTCAGCCAATACCTCTCTTGCCTTATTTACATTGTTTCCCGCCGCTGCCATTTTGACTGCGTAGTACTCTCTATCACTTTTACGAACAATTCGGTTAACGACACCAAGCGGGTCTGCTGCTACACGCGATATAATATTTCCAGAAGCATCGTACTTTGCTACAGTGCGAAGTTTAGTTGAGAGCATACGGCCTTTTACTAAACCCCAAGGATTAGTACCGATAGCAAGGTGGACCATTAAGTCTTCTGTTGCGTTACGTAGAGCATAACGTGGACCAGCAAGGGTGAGGAACGACCAGTAAGAGGTCATTCTTTCCGCCCATTCACTGTGCGCTATATTGCCAAATACCTTAAATAGACCATCGCGTGAAGCGTATCGGTCAATATCCTTGATGCTTGGAGCGCTAACAAATGAAGTCAACTGTGATGGAATAAGAGCCATAGACTCTCCATCTGGACCAATTACCGATGGGTTGAAGATTTCCTTTTGACCATTAGGTAGGGTTCGTACAGCATTGGAAGCATATTTGCTTCCGCCTTTGCCAGTAATAAGTCGTGTAACTTCTGAACCTTTTGTAGATAGATTAAGACCCCGGAAGTCTGCGGTTGTCTTCCAGATACCGTAGAAGATTTCCTTACGAGTACCTTCATCTGCCGCTGCAAAGGCTTCACGAATAGTCTTGGAGTAATACTGTGGCATAGTAAGACGTGCTAAACGATATATCTTCTCGTCAGCGTCTTTGCCCATTACATCAAATGCGTCATCCTGGAAGAACGGAACATAAGAGAATCGTTGCTTAAATCTATCCATACGTCGCTGGATTTGAGCGGTAGAGTACTTAGCAATTCCTTTAGGATTTGCTTTAGTTAGTTCCTCAACGATTTGTTTCTGTCCGGCTTCTTGAGTAAGTTTCTCTACAATGCCATCATTAGTTACTGTGCCAAAGTAAAGAGCCTGTACTAACTTAGAACCCATTTTGTCTACATCAAAGACTTTATTTGCTCCAGTAAGGACAGCAATTCTTGTCTTACGAGCAGCATCTAGGCGTGGAACCAAAGGACGTACTCGTCCTGGTTGACCTTTAAGAATCTCTACTACTTCAGTAGCGTTAGAGAAGTATGCCTTAGCCGTTGCTGCGTCCTTAATAGGAACAGAAATTTTGTTGAACTCATCGATAACTGAAGGTCCAAACTCAGGAGCAATAGTCTTAAGACGGTCACGTGCAGTAACTGCTGCTGCATTATCTCCAGCCTTTTGAGCGGTACGGAGATTATCTAGTTCTTTACCGTATACATTCCAGAAGTTTTGTACTTTAGGCTCAGCAAATACTTCGTCTACACCACGTGGATTGAGTGGGCCAACCTGCCACCACTTAGTTTTATTACCGCCACCCATCATAATGTCGATGGAGTAACGAAGGACCTTAACCGTTTTTGCTACCTTACCAACAAGGATAAGTGGGTCCATAAATACGCGGTAAGCAGCGTCAACCGTTCCTGAAATTGGACGGTAGAACAATCCGGAACCTTCTAACTGTCCAGGAAGAACCGCGTTGGCTAGTTGGCGACCAGGAGAATACTTGGCTGCCTGGATAGCGTCTATTGTATTTTGGAACTTCTTTGCCTCTTGTGGATTGTTGCCAATCTTGGCTGCAATGTTTCGCTGTTCTGGAGTTAAGGCGGGGTTTTCAACAATTTTTGCCAAGGACTTGCCAGAAGCAACTTCGATACCAACTGCTACCGCATCATCGCCATACTCTTTTCTGGCGTTCTTGATGCGCTCTTCGTTAAATAACTTTTCGCCGGTATCTTGTGCATCTTTCCAGGTGTCAACGATGTCAAATCTCTGGAGTAGTGGTTTTTCTTTAGTAAGTTTGTAGGTTCTGTACCCACGTGTAGTGAGGTCAGACAACTCATTTGCTAACTTGAATGGAGCAAGAACTGTCTGTATGGCATAGTGTTTGGCTGTGCCAATAAAACTACGCTTTGGCTCAATAGCCTCATCTTCTTCGCCAAACATAGTGACAAGTGCTGTTTGTTGAACAGTAGGAAGTTTGGCAAACTCTGCCTGAGCAATCTCAACTGGGAGGTCACGTAACTTCTTGTGAGTTTGATATGCTTTATCTACTGCTGCAACTGCTGCCTTGTCATCATCGGATAACCCGGCTGCCATTGCTGCTGCCTGGAGACGCGATACCACTATAGACCTCTTGCGGCAAGTTGCTCGTATAGCGCAGCCGTATCGCCAGTTGGGTCATACGGAATCATCTTTGCTAAGGTGTCGGAAATCTTTGCTTGTCCACTAGGAACACCAAGGATGTTTGAACCTGGACCAGGACCCATATCAATGCCTGCAGTAATTGGTTCTTCTGGACGCTGTGTTGGCGCAGAAAGTGGTGTAACGGGAGTCAAAGGATTCTCTGGGCGACCACCAACGTTATCTGCAACGCCGCGAGTCTTTGCTTTTGCAGCGCCACCTGAGATAGCAGCAGTCTCTACGCCTTCGCCATAGTATGCAGAAGGAAGTGTATCTGTTCTCTTTGAGAACTTTCCTGGACCTGCGACTCCAGCGGCTGGATTCATAGGCTGGCTCATAAGTCCTCCTCTAATAATTTCTCTAAGTCTTCGTGTAATTCATCTATACGGGAATGTAAATCAAATTCATAATTAGCGTGGTTAGTCAGCAGGTATGCAATCTCTTTGAAGAATACCGCGACAGACATAATTAAGTTATATAAGAAAATAACAAACGTTAGTGCTACGTGAATAGGGCGTACAGGTTGACTCATTAGTGCCTTCCTGTACGCTCTAGTCGGGTAATCATTTAAGCCTTCTTGCCTTTACGGCCTGCTGGAGTGTAACCAAATTCAACCTTCCCGCCTTGTGGCATTGGGGCGTTCTTTGGTCCTTCTACAGGCTTGGATACCATCGCTGCTGCGCGTCCACCTTTGTTCATTTTTACACCTCCTACGCTGCTCCGCCAATGGCGGCTAGTAACTGTGCTATGTCGGGACGTTGTTCAGCAGCAGGGGCCGCACCTTCTTGTGGAGTTGGAGGAACCTGCGAGGCAGTCGCGGGGGCCGCGCCTGCTGCTGAAACTTCTGGAGCCATCGGCTGTGCTGGTTGAGGTGCAGGCGCAAACGCCTTCTCAACGATTGTTTCTAATTGTTGACCCTTCTGGCGGCCTGCAATCACGGATGCAATTCGATTGATAACCTCAGATGGGTCTTGACCATTTGCCGCCAGTGAAGGGATTGCTTGGGCATATTGTGCCACTGCGACTCGTAAAGAGTCACGCATTTCCTCGATGTCAATTCGTTGCTCCTCTTGGGTAACGTTGATGTCGATAGGAAGTTCCCGACGAGCATAGTCACGGGAAACTAATTTATCGCTACGCATTTGTAGCAAGGCAATCACTGCACGATTGGGGTCCATTCCGGACATAATGCCATAACGTACATCAATGGCGTAATCACCTTTAATGTCGCGTGATGGGACATACTTCAAGATATAGGGCGTACCATCATCAATGCCGCGAATAGTCTTTTGCATATCGCCAAAGATTTTCTCGTCTGCTTCAAAGCAGATACCGAGAAGTTCAGTAAAGAGACGGGCAAACTGTGCTTGTGCAGATTTAATCTGCGTATCAAATCCTGCTTGTAGCGCTTGTACGCCACGTCCGGTCACGACAGATGCGTCGATGTTACCGCTACGTACTTCTGGGTAACGAGCACCCATACGAAGTTCACGCTCAAGAACACCAGACTCTGCAAAAACATTGTTTGGTAATTCTAGCGGTACACGACGAATCGCTTGGGGATTAGCAGAACGCAAGATAGCGTCGGGACCGAGTGCTAACTCTTGTACATCCTGTGGAATGGCAATAGGAGCCTGGATGCTTTTCTCTGCGGCTTGGATTTGGAGGATAGCGAAACGTGCGCGAGCAAGTTGTACCGCTAGAACATCATCAAATTGACCACGTGCCTCACCGTCAATAGAGTAACGAGTGGCAACACGTGCCATACATTTACCTACTGGGTTGGCAGTGCGAGAAAGAACGAGGTTATTACGAGCAGGTATGAAGAGAACATCCTGATACTTGTCGTGGTAACGAACCATATCGATATATGGTGAGCCAGATGTGTATTGATTCTTGCCGACAATCTCGTTGTAGAACTCAGGATACTGTGAGGCAAGGGATTCTGCATCGGTAGTAATGACTTGAGTTAAGGAGATGCAACGACCGAATCGGTCAATCTCTGGGTAGGTACCAAAAGGATTAAGGAGACGAATCTTTGGTGTGTTGGTCTCGAAGTCCATCTCAACGATACCTGGCAACATACCGTAGGTATTAAACCAGTCTGCTCCTGAGTACATCTGGATTTGCAACTCAGATGAGGTGGAGTAGTAGTTAGCAATACGGGTACGGGTATCAGCCTGCTTACGTGCTGAGTCAGATACCATATTGGTAGCCGAGCAGTTAAAGGATGGCAGTGGTGCCATTGCTTCTGCAAGGTCACGTGCGGCAACATCAATGAAGTTAGCGACGAGAGGCTTTGGATAATCCTCGCTGAACATCGTAGGATAAACCTTGCCAATATCACCTTGACGGACGGATAGGACATCGCGCATCCGTTGGTCGCGGGCAGAATAGCGCGTCTGTAGACGTGCTACCTTAGCCGCTAACTCTTTGATTGTTAACAATGAAGTTCCTTACTTACCGGTAATTTTCTTTGTTGGTTTTTTGGTGGCCTTACCCATACGTTCTTTAACATCTTCTGCTTTGATGCGTGCCGCTCTACCAGACTTCGCGTCTTTTGCCATCGTGTCGCTTACTTTATTAAAAGTGTCACGCGAAAATTTAGATGTACCACCTCTACGAACGCTAACGTTGGAACCAACACGAGCGCCAACGCTTACTGATGATTCTCCACGACCCATAATTTTTTTCTTTGGTGTTGGCATAATACTTCCTTACTTATTCTTAATCTTTGTTGGTAATGGTTTTTTCTTGGTGGTCTTCTTATATCCCATACTCTTGTCGACTACATCGTAATCTGGTGGAGCCTTCTTACCTTTGGTAGGAGGCGTCTTACCCTTTTTAAGAAAATCGTTTAAGTCTTTTTTCTTTGGCGCTACCATAATGTCTCCTAGATAAATGTTCTCTGTTGTTCTTCGAGTAATTGGTCGATATTGATTACCGTTCTCTTGCCACGTTCGGCGCGAGAAAGGAAGGGGTTTTTCAGATGGTGCGCTTGATATTGACCACGGTTGAGAATCTCGCGTGCTCTAATCTCGCAGAACCAGAGCGCCATCACCATATCGGTCTTACCCTTAGTGGTTGGAGACCAAGTCACCAGTTGCTCTATCAGCGATTTGATGTTCTCTGTCTGGTCAGATGGCAGATGTATTAAGTTATCCCGATGGTGTTTACCGTCAGCCTGTTTTGTACCGAATAGGGTGGAAAGCGAAGCCACACCGAATCCGGAGTCCCATTTGTTAGCGCCCGTATGGTGCTCACGTAAAATAACGCCACGATTTGCTAGGTGATGTCTAATGCCTTCATCCTGTGTAAGGAAGGATTGAAAGGCGTTCTTCTCGACTATCCACTCGCTAGGCTGGTAGAGACTGGTCCAGTCAAATATCAACTGGCGAATCATCGCCGGAGTCGGACGAGTGACCTTATAGGCATCGACGATGTACCGTTTATGTGAGGTAGGGTCTACTGCATAACAAACCACCGCAGTATCACCAACCATAGCCGGGTCGAGACCACAGACAGTAATAAATCCATTCAAGTTTGCTGGATGTTGCGGAGAGCCGGGGGTTAATCTGCCGGACTTACGCATCCCATCTACTGAACCACGGACACATACCGGGTCAAAGATGGCATCATCAGAAACATCTTGTTGTTGATAGACCAAAGCCCAAGTGGAGGTATCCATCTGCTGGCGTTCGTTGTATAAGTACTTGCCAGACCAGCGGGGGTATAAACCTTCTTCGTTCTTTTCTTCTTCTGGCTGTCCATCAAAGGCCTGGTCGGACCACGGCCAGAGCGTTACCCACTCATCGGGCTTGTCTGCTGTGTCCAGAAGCGCTGGCATTGCCAGATAGGTCCACGGAACAATACCGCCTGGGTATCTATCCGGGTTACGTAGTTCTCGATAGAGGTCTACCGGGGCTACACGAGTACCAATAATAATCAACTTGCCCGTTGGATTCAGACGGGAGCGCACATCCTGATTTAACCACTTGATTTGCCGCTCGAAGTCGTTGGCATTAGCCAAAGTCACCGCGTCATCAATAATAATCATATCGGCACGCTTACCGTAAATCTGGCCACCGATACCGACCGCCTCAATGTTGGGGTCTTTCTCGGAAGAGTCGCGCAGTTCGTCACCAAAGGTGACGCGGGTAGCCTGCCAGGAGGCGGTCTTGCTATTAAAACCAACCCCTGCCGCATAAGCGCTCTGTAAGTCTTCGTAATTTGGGTGAGTCAGACGTTGCTTAATTGCGTAGAGGAAGTCACCAGCCAGACGTTGAGTCTGGGAGACAATGAGAATCCGGAAGTTGGGGTCCATACAGAGACGATAGGTAGCATAGTCCACCGTAATCGTCATCGACTTGGCGTGGTTGGGTGGGATATTGATAAGAAGCCGGTTTGCTTGTCCGGGTTCGTACTTCATATTGGGATGGAGCCATCCTGGCTCGCGTCCTTCGATAACATCTACCAAGTTCTGTTGGTGCGGAAAGGTCTGGGAGTGGAGGAAGCGTTTTCTAAACTCCACGAAATCGATGTCGGAGACATCATTGGAGGTAAAGTTCTTCTTCTGGAGTCCTAACCTGGTGCGGTCCATCTTATCCGCGAATACCTTATCGGTCCGACGGTAGTACTCGTAGGACTTAATGGACTTCCCGGCAGACTTACAGGCTGCCTCAATCGTCATTCCTTCTGCTACGCAGGTGAGGATGACACGTTTTGCTATATCGGCTGTATTCTCAGCCATTAGTCTCCAATGTAAAAATAGATTTATCGATAAAGGCGCGGATAGGATATTTCATCCGGAGTGGAAAATTTATCCGGAGAGAAGGTCTTTTGCAAAAAGACAGAATACACCGTCATCGAAGCGGCCAACGGTTCCGCTTAGGGGGCGTTAGCCTCCTCCGCCTAGGTGGCTCCGGAGGCTTCGCCGTAGGAGCCTTACGACCCCCAATCCCCTCCGCACAGAGTGCTCCGGGGATTTTATCCCCCTACTATATATAAGGCGGGAAAAATACCGTATTTTCTGTTTTGCGGAAAAAAACTTTTACAATGTGACGAACCTCACATAGGCATATCTCTACAACCCTTGAATTTAGCGGAGATTTTTATTTGGGGAGTTGCGCCACCCCCACCCGCGCATTTAATCACCTGGGGTCTGGTTTCCTCGCTGGCGCGAGGAGGGGGGAGGGGGGGCAACGGCGAGCGCAAGCGCCCCCAATTCTTTTCCCTGTGGATAACCTTGCGTAGTTATCCCCATCTTTTCCACACCCTGTGGATAACTTTTATTATTTGGGATGGAGGGGCGGGCTACCCATTCGGCAGGGGTCTGCCCTATGTTACCCGTCAGTAAGTTACCCGCTAGTAAGTTACTCGCCTCCCCTTCCCGGTAACTTAGCAACCGATAGCGCCTCCTAATTGTCGACATATCGACACACTCTCCCGATTCGGTCAATTCAGTCAGAAAAAAGATTTTTTCAGAAAATGCCCCTTTTCCCCTTGCGCCTATAGGCGCTAGGCATTACCTTTAGATAGTGGCCAGAAAGGCCACAGAAAGAAAGGGAAAAGAAATGGCAAAGATTATCCTCCGCGGGAATCAAGAGAACACCCTCATCTGGGCGCTTGAACTAGCCCGCGCAACATTCGACGGGATGGAGGCAGAAATGCCAGAACACAAGGACATTGACCGCCTCCTCGAATCATTGAACAAGCAACTAGACAACTAGGCCGAAACGCCCCGCAAGGGGCGTCTACCCGTAGGGCGGGTACTGACGAGGCCGTCAGATAAACGAAAGGGAAACGAAATGAAGAAATGGAAAGTGGAAATCAAGGGAAAGGGCGTAATTCCTCACCTCTTTGACACGGAGGAGGAGGCGCGAGATTTCGGCCTCGCCTCTTTCTCTCCTTATCGCTTGCTATGGGTGAGAGTTCCGGCGGTATCATCACACCCGGAAGGCGTACGCGGTGGCACTCTTTACTACGAGGCGCCTACGGCCTAGCGGTTGCCTATCCTTGCCCTGCGATAGCAGGGCAGGGGTAGGGGGCAACTAGTCCCACTAATGAAAGGGTACGAAATGGAAACGACAACTACACCTCAATACATCATCAAACTATCGAAAGATGATTGTACGAAGGTCGCGCACATCATCGGCCAATGGCTAAAAGATATGCCGAATATGCCGAAGGTAGAGCGGGAGAGATACGAAACTCTGGGGCTTATTTTCGCTTTCACCCCATTGAACAAGGACAACGAGGTGAGCGCGTGAACGAGCAACTGAAAGAGCAACTAGCGACGATTTACTTCCACGCGACTACTCTCCCGCTAGTATCGGAGGAGCCACAGGTGCGAAAGATATACGAGAGAATTACGCAAACGCTAAGCGAGATATATCGGCAACTAGAAGAGGAGGAGGTCAAGGCGTGAAGGTATCAGACCTAGCGGTACGAATCGGACAAGTCGGATATTTACGAAGTGAGGCGTTTCGGGTACCGGTGAGGGTACTTGATGGGAAGATGTCCTACGGGGAGCCTCGCTACCTCGTCACTCCGGAAGGGGGAGAGGGGCAGGCGTGGGTCAATGCGACCCGATTAAAATTTCCTGGCGCGTAGTGCTTGACTATCGGGGAGGGGCGAGAGTACCCTCTCCGGTAGCCGGATACTAGGCGAACGTCTAGAGCGGGAAAGGGTAAACAATGGCAACACTTACGAAGAAAGAGAAACAGCAGGAGAAAGAATACGCGAAGGAGAGATTACTCTCCTATTATCTGAAGGAGGGGCAGACTGTCTACGTGTTGCAACGTAGCGTGTCCTCCTCCGGTATGTCGCGTAACCTCAACCTCTTCACCGTCAATAATGGCAGAATAGAAGAGATTACCTACTACACGGCGCACGCTCTAGGCTGGCGCCTAGTGGAGAAAGACGGCCACCGCTCGTTACGGGTGCAGGGTATGGGTATGGATATGGGTTTCCACACCGTCGAGAGTCTATCCTTTGCTCTCTTTGGACTAGAGGGGCGTAATGCTCTCCGATATGAGAGGCTCTAATATGGATTGGGTACTGGCGATATGGGGAGCGATTACGTTACTCTCCATACTGGGGGCGCTATCGCTCCTGGATATGGCGGGAGAGTTTCACCAAAGAGGACTAGAGCGAGTACGAAAGGGGAGCAAGTAATGAAAGTAACACTACTGGAAAAAGAAATTAACCAATACTCATTAGACATTTGTGTAGAGAGAGACGGCGAAGAACATCTAGTGTGTATCTCGTATAACGAGTATGACGGCTATGACGTAACTTTTCTCGATAAGGAAAGGAAAATAATAGGGTATCCAGAGTGGGCGAAAGACTACGTGGAGGATAACCCAATCGGAGATAGCCTCGGCTATTGGTTAGAGAGTGAGATAGGTGGCTGGTTTCAATGGGAGCCAAGTAAAGAGGAGGCGAGCGCCTAATGAGTAAGTGTATGAAATGCGGGTGCGCTGTGGACTACACCTCCAGCGCTGACGGCGAGCGTTGGAGTTGTCAGCGCTGTGGACAACCAACCTTAGAAAGGATGGAGTAATGAAAGAGCACGCATTAGTAATGTCGCTAAAGAGCGATGAGTTTGGCTGGCTGGTAGATTTCTATGACCTGACAGACCCCGACCCAAACCGGCTACCAGTAGCGGAAGGATACGCCAGAGACTGGCGCAAGGCAGTCGAGAAGGCGATAAAGAAGATTGACCTACCGGAAGGAGAGGGAGAGAATGAGTAAATATGTGGTAACTCTAGAAATAGATACCCCACTTAACCCGAACAAATGGAATTGGTGGGAG